CCATTCCGAATCAACGAATGCACGGATTTTGAATTCGATATCAAATCAAGCAGCGGATCGAACGAAGTTTCAATATTTGTCGAAGCGGTAGTGTTGAAAAATCCCTGGGGGCGTGAATAATGCCATTGATTCAGGGATATAGTGAGAAGTCTATTTCTGAAAACATCCGGCGCGAAATCAGAGCAGGAAAGTCGCGGAAACAAGCGACAGCAATCGCTCTGTCGGTAGCCCGTAAAGCCAAAGCAAAGAGGAGCAAACAACGTGGGAAAACTTAAACTCGCATTTGAAATCGGTCGATTCGTCGTTTTTATCGTCACTTCACTGAAAACTCTGGTTCTGAACGCTGAAGAGCAGCTGCCAGAGGGCGGTCATGGCAAAGAGAAGTTCGAAGCCGTAAAGACTGCCATTGTCATGGCTGCGAAATACGCCGAAATCGCTGATGAAGCAATTGAAGCTGTCGATGGCTTCATTGATGACCAGATCGAGGGCGCTGTCGCCAAGTTCATCAACAAGTCTGAATGAAATACTTCCATCTGCGGGAATTCGCTTGCCAGTGCGGGGAATGCGATTCAGACGGCAGTGAAATGTCTGAAACCTTTCTTCAAGCACTGGAAGCCCTGCGCTACATCTGCGGATTCCCCTTTATCATCACTTCTGGCTACCGCTGCCAGCTGCATCCCGTAGAACGCCGCAAGAAGGCTCCAGGGACGCATTCTGGCGGGGTGGCTGCCGACATATCAGTCAGCGGAGATAAAGCCCTGGCGGTGCTTAGAAACGCTCAGAACATGGGCGTGTTTACCGGGATCGGCGTCAATCAGAAGGGCAATGGCCGATTCATCCATCTTGATATCGCCGGGGACTTTGAATTCGGCGCTCCACGACCGCACATCTGGTCATATTAATACCATTTTTTGTTGGCTTTTATGAACTGAACGGGGTATTCTCTGCCCTGCGGTAATTTTGCCGCGTTCAAAAAGGTAGCAAATAATGAATCCAGATCAATTGGAAGAAGTTGTTCAGCTTCAACAAAAACGCCAGGACTTGTTTGAAAAAGCGCAGAAGGAAGCGCTTGAATCACAAGTTTCTATTACTCCCGCATTTATCTGGGACACTTTGTCCAAGATTGATTGCTCCAAGCATATCGAAAAGAAAGGTAATTTGACCTATCTGTCTTGGGCTTGGGCATATGGCATCATGATGCGCAATTATCCAGAAATGCAGTTCTATATTGCTGATGATGAAGTTCAGCAGGACGGCACGATTCTGGTGAATGTGATCGTCACAATTGGCGATATGACTCGCAAAATGTGGCTTCCGGTGATGGATCACAGAAATAAGCCGGTCGCCAATCCGAACGCTTTCCAGATCAATTCGACAAGAATGCGCTGCTTGACCAAGTGCTTTGCGCTGTTTGGTCTGGGGCATTACATCTATGCGGGCGAGGATTTGCCGCCAAGCGATGAAACAGAGCCGGAAGTCGATCCGTATGCAGAACATCCGCTTAGAGTGGCGCAATACGAAGAGATCAATCAACTGATCGAACAATCTGGTGCTGATGCTGGTAAATTCTGCCAATGGCTCGGCGTTGATGATATTGACTATATTCTAAGAAAAGACTTCCAGACAGCGAAAAATGCTCTGCTTGAAAAGATGGAGAAAGCCAATGCGAGTGAGTGAACACGAACAGGGTACTCCGGGCTGGTTTGCTGCGCGGTGCGGGATTCCGACCGCCAGCAGCTTTGATCGGATAATTACTGCCAAAACAGGCAAGAAAGCTGCCGCGATTGATAAGTACATCAATCAACTGGTCGGCGAGCGTGGCACTGGGCGCTGGCAGTTTACTCCAGACACTCCGGCGACTCGGCATGGCAAAGAGCATGAACCAATCGCGAGGAAGTATTACGAATTTCTGTTTGATGCAGAGGTTTTTGAGATCGGCTTATGCTTGCATGACGATCTTGATGCGGGCGCAAGCCCAGATGGACTGATCGGCGATGATGGGCTGCTGGAAATCAAATGCCCGTTTGCAACCGATATTCACATCGGATACTTGAGAGAGGGAGTTTTGCCCGATATCTACAAGGCGCAAGTCATGGGCCAGCTGTGGGTGACTGAGCGAGAGTGGTGCGATTTCTTTTCATATCACACCGATTTCGAGCCGCTGAAGGTTCGTGTCTATCGGGATGAAAAGTTCATATCGTCCCTGGCTCAGTATGTCGCTGAAATGCTGGAAGAAGTTGAAGAATTAACCGAAAAATACAAAAGGAAGGACAAATAATGGCTGGAATAAATAAAGTGATTTTGGTGGGCAATGTTGGTCAAGATCCCGAAATGCGGGGAACCGACAAGCCGGTGGCGAATGTTAGCGTTGCGACCAGTGAAACCTGGAAGGATAAAAACACTGGTGAAAAGCAGGAAAAAACCGAATGGCATCGTGTCGTTTTCTTTGGGAAGCTGGCCGAGATCGTCGGGATGTACGTTAAGAAAGGCACGAAGTTGTATGTCGAAGGCAAGCTGCAAACACGGTCGTGGGAGCAGGATGGCGTCAAGAAATATACGACCGAAGTTGTCGCCAATGAGATGCAAATGCTCGATTCCAAAGGATCATCGGAATCGGTTGCAAAACCAGTAAAAAAAGCTGATGATCGTGAACAATTTGGTGATATTCCATTTTAATTCAACAAAAAAAGGCCCGCTTTTTACGGCGGGCCAAACGATCTCATGGATATGAGAGGACAAACAACTATGAACACCGACATTATAGATTTTGGCCAATGCGTTCGCAATGCGCAGGATCGCACGTTTGTGCGCCAGGCTGATATCGCAAGGGAACTGGGCGTCCGACCGCAATCAGTTGCCAGATGGATTCGCGCCAAAGATGTGAAGCTGTCAATTGCCATCAAAATCGCTGCCGTTTGGAAAATGGATATCGGAGCATTCATCCATAAATATTCAGATATCAAGAATGCGCAGTGGGATTACAATGAGTGATGTTATGGATAAAGCCCGAGGTCGGTGGGCTGGCATACTCAGAACTCTGGGCGTCGAAGAGCAATTCCTGAAAAACCAGCACGGGCCATGCCCGATGTGCGGAGGCAAGGATCGATATCGCTGGGACGATAAAAACGGCGATGGCACATATTACTGCAACAGCTGCGGCGCTGGTGATGGATGGCTTCTGGCTCAGAAGCTGACCGGCGAGAGTGCGAGCGCAGTTGCGAAAAAGATCTTCAACATGGTGGGCGGCATCACAAAAGCCGATCCGAAGCCAGTTGATAATTTGGAGCGCAATCGCCAAAGGCTGAATCGAATCATGCAGGGCTGCGATGTTGACGCGGAGATCAGTGCAGTTCGGCTGTATCTGCGCAATCGCGGCTTGCCAATGGCGAATGGGATATTTTTTCATCCGGCGCTGCCGTACTACCAAGACGGCGCTGAATTGGGCAAATTCCCTGCGATGATCACCAAGTTCTACCAGGGTGACAAAGCGGTGACCATTCATGCGACTTATCTAACGCCAGACGGCAAGAAGGCGAATGTCCTGGCTCCGAAGAAGATATTCCCGAAATGCGGAGAACTGGCTGGCAGCGCAATAAAGCTGACTGAAGTCTACCCGGAAATGGGGATCGCTGAAGGAATCGAGACTGCCCTGGCTGTAATGAAGATATTCAACATGCCGTGTTGGGCTTCTGGAACTGCTGGGCTTCTGGAGAAATTTAACCCGCCAAAAGAAATAAAGCATCTGCATATATACGCGGACAACGATTCAAGTTTCACGGGCCAGGCGGCTGCTTACAACTTGGCAAAGCGACTCGCAAAACAAAAATTATTCTGCCAGGTACATGTCCCGGAAGATCGGGGCTTTGATTTTGCTGATTACATAGAGGAAAAAAATGGAAGGGCAAACGTGGAAGGTGAACAGTAAACACACGAAAGAAATGTTTTTGAAGCATGTCGATGAACTGTTTGAAAAGCATGGATATGTGACTTTCAGCTGGGAAACCGGGCAGCAGCGCACCAAAAAGCAAAACAATGCGCTGCATTTGTGGCTCGGGCAGCTGGCCAAGATGCTTAACGATGCTGGGCTGGATATGAAAAAGACGCTGAAAGCGGAAACAGAAATTCCCTGGACGATGATCTCGGCCAAAGAGCATCTTTGGAAGCCGATCCAGCAGATTGTGATCGGCAAGGAATCAACGGCAGAAGCGCAGCGAAAGGATTATAATGAGATATATGCTGTACTTAGCCGACATTTTTCCGAGAAACATGGAATTCGTGTACCAGAATGGCCATCGATCAATGATTAATTACAAGATCCGGCAAACGTGGCGCGAGTTCAGCAAAGACGCAATCGTCGAAGAGGCGCTGAATCTCAAAACGATCAAAAAGGATCGTCAGTCCCAGGTTGTTGGCTTGATGGGCGAGCTATGCTTTGGGCGGTATTTAATCGATAACGAAATCGACTTTGAATATTTAGCCAATCAGAGCATGGATTTCGACTTTGAATCGAATGGCATTTTTATTGATGTGAAAACTGCTTATTCAAAGCATCAGCCGCGACCGGATTGGCTTTGCCGAATCCCGGAGTATCAGCATTTTCAACGATCTGATCTTTATGTATTTGCCGGAGCCAGTGATACAGAGGTTCATTTGTACGGCTGGATCAGTAAACATGAATTCTGGTTCGGCGATAGAAGCTGGCGCGAGGAAGAGGGAACCATCAACGAAGTCACTGGCAAGCTGAACCGGGTGGATTGCCGACAGATGAAGATTGCAGATCTGAATCCGATGGATGATCTGGTGACTTTTCTCGCACACCAGGGTGATGCGCACTAGACGCTGTTCACTCTGCCGCAAGAAAGTGCCAGC